GAAAACAGAACCCTTATTTTTGAACTAAAAACAAAGATATTATGGGCTACAAAGATTTTTAACATTTTTCCCATTTTTTATTTGGATCTTGGTGAAAAATAGGTTATAATTTAATAAAAGAGGTAGAAAGGAAATAGATGACAAGACCAATAAATACATTCGGGTTGAGAGTTCGACAGGCACCAAATTTAGAATGGGGAATTTGGAGAACGAATGAGGATGAAATTCCTTATCTCCTCCTTACATTCCCCATAATAGAAGAGGCGATAGAAATCGGAAACAAGCTTGAGAAGATGTTTTCTATACCCTGTGCCATCAATAAATCCGTATATTATCGGGAGAAGAAAAATGGAAAAATCGTGCACATTTGATTTAACTGATGAGAAAGCAGTTGTTCAACATATAAGGGATTTGTTGAATCTGGCAGAACTTCTCGAAAAGGGATTTGATGAAGAATTACGACTCTTTATTAAGAGCCTAAGTCGGGTAGGTTGGGGATCAAAACGAATAAACGAACTAATTTCTTATGCTGGTTCTGGTACAAGATATGAACATATAACAGATGAATTTGGTAGAAACGTTGTACCAAGACCTATTCCAGAACGGGGGGACCAGAAGGAATGGAGAAGAATAAAATCTCTTCATCAGAAGTAGTAGGGGGACCAAAAATGAAAGTAATAGGAGAGTTTAATCTCGAGACAATAGAAGCAAAGTTTTTCTTTAATGATCCTTGTATATACTTTCGTGGAGAAGGAAGAGAACAGTTAGCATTTGTATTTTCTTCTGCGAGAAAAGCGATTTCTTCTGCGAAAAAACTCTCGGAAGTGTTGAAAAAACCGTATAATATAATGGTGGAAGTACAAGTATTGGCAACAAATGAAAAAAATCAAGAATCTAAATCATTAACAGTTGAAACAATTATTGGAGACAAAGACATGAAAAAGGCAGGAAATATAAGGAAGGTTGCAAAAGAGCAGTTAGAATCAGGGAAGAGTCAGAGTGAAGTTCTGAATAGTTTGATTCAGACCTATGTGGGGATGGGGAAGAACGAAGAGTATGCCAATAGCAGAGCAAGAGTAGTTTTGATTTCTGTTCTGAAGAAGATGGATCGTAAAGTAGACGATGGAATCAAAATAGCGAAAAAAGAAGTGGCAAAGAAAGTAGCTAAGGCAGAGAAGAAGCCGGAAGCAGAAAAAACTGAACCTGCCCCGGAACCTGAGGGAGATGCTGAGACCGAGCAGGAAGAGTCTCAAGCCGAAGAAGTAACAGAATAAGTTTACTAGTAGAAGTGGATTTGAACATGGTCCAGTTCTCACCAAACCTCCGGCGTAATACCGGTAAGAAGCAGGCGCCAAGCTGCTGACGTCGCCAAGAGAACTATTAATATAAAGTCGAAGGCCAAGACAGAGGGGTTCATTTCCATATTAAGGAAGGAATAATTACCGGAGTAATGTATGTTAAAAAAATACTTAGATATTCTGCCGGAAAAGAAATTATATAGTCCTGGACCGATTCCCCAATCGTTTCGAGTAGATATTACTTTTAGCCATCGAAGTAAGGAGTTTCAAGAACTATATGCAGATACTAAGAAGAAACTTCGAGAAAGGTTTAACATACCAGATAGATATAATATTCTATTCACTCAAGGAAGTGGAACGAGTGCTATTGAAACTGTCCTTAGAAGTTTATCCAGAGACTTAACTTCAAGATTCTTTGAGAATGGGGGAACTTTTTGTGCACGAGCAGAAAAGATAGCAAAACAACTTTTCTTATCTGAAGAAGAAAAATCTACTCCAGGAAAATCATTCTTTTATTATGTTCAATTTGAAACCAGCAGCAGCCAGTTTACTTTTATTGCCCCCCCTTCTCTTGCTCAGTATGAACTGAAAATTGTAGATTGCATTAGTGGTTTTGGTTTCTACCCGCTTCCTATTGAAGCGAATATAATAATCTTATCCTCTTCAAAAATACTTGGTGGGTTACCAGTTCTTGGTATCGTTCTATACGATTCTAAAGCAGAAAAATACTTCATAGATACCGGAGATTATCTGAGTATAAGAAATTATATGAAGTATGATGAAGTAAATCAGACTCCTCATACTTCTTTAATCCCACAGTTTCTTAGTTTAAATAAAGCTTTGGACAATCCTATTAGTAGAGAACAGATAGAGAGAAATTGTCAAGCGTTACACTCTGATAAGATTCAGTTTATTGGGGAAAAGGTTGCTCCAGTTCTAACCATTAAAGTGGAGAATCCAAAAGAGTGGGTAGAGAAGTTTAAGAGGATTAATGCAGAGATATACTTCAACGAGGCATATATGACAGATTATTTTCAGGTTTCTATGTTTAATTATAGGGAACCAAGATACTATGAGTTGATTAGGATGATGTTGGATGGAGAGTTGTAAGTATTAGAAATAAAGTTTGACTTTTGCGGGGGGCGAAGAGATGAGAGGAGAACTACAAAAGTTTGCACAAGGAAAGAAATCTGGAGAGCGAGGAATAAAAAGAGTAAGAGAAAATAGATCAAGGAAACTAAGAAAATGCAAAAAATCTTACTGACAATCAGTGGTGGAGCAGATAGTACTCTCGCAGTCATATACGCAAAGCGTCGCTGGCCCGATGCAGAATTCTACGGGATTTTTGTAGACTACAACCAAATCTGCAAAGAACAAGAATACAAATATGCTATTAACATAGCCCGCCAACTTGAGATAGAACGTCTTAAAGTAATTCAGATAAACTATCTATGGGATTCTGGTGGTATGATTTCCGGGGAAAGTAAAGAGAATCAAGACGTTTATACTCCCTGTAGAAATCTCGCCCTTCTTGGAACCATTATTGCTTATGCCGATACCATCGGAGCAGATATTATAGTTACCGGAAGTAAAGGCCATTCAAAAATTCCAAACAAGAATCATAGCTTCTATGACAGTACAGTACCCTTTGCAAAGTTGCTGGAAGCTGTATGGTCTTATACTACGGAAAATAAACGCCAAGTTCAAATCATTCCCATACTTGCAGAAGGACAAGAAAATACCATGAGCAAAGAGCAGGTTTATTGGGAACTAGTCCAAGAGGGATTTGGAAAAGAAGATACTTGGAGTTGTTTTAGAGGTGGTCCTACTGAATGCGGCCAGTGCTCTAACTGTGTGGAAAAGGATAGAATTTTTCATATATTCCGGACGATTGAAACCTAATTTGAGTATAATATTGATATGAGTGTACAGAAAATACATCTGGCTAATCTGTTAACCAACGGATCGAAAAAAGGGATTGAAAGTAGATTTCCTCTCATTTATGAGGGAAAAATCTTCTCTCTCGAAACTTTCTATAACGAAAATAAAGTAACTAAACTTTTAAGTGCTCATCCAGAAATTAAAATTCTACTAGATTCAGGAGCATATTCTTTAGTTACTAATGCTATTAAACTGGGGCAGAAAAAGAGAGAGGATGGTAAAAATAATCAAGATAATACCAGGGTAATTCAGAAACAAGATTTCCGATCTATAGCAGACTGGTCTTACTACGATACTCAGGAAGTTAAGAATTTTATTAAAAGGTATGTAGAGTTTGTTAACAAATATAAGAACCAGCTTGACGTATATGTAAATATAGATGTTATCTTCAACCCGGAAAGAACTTGGGATAATCAAAAACTTCTTGAATCCTATGGTCTAAAACCCATGCCAGTTTATCACTTTGGAGAAGATATCAAATGGCTGAAGAAGTATATGGATAATTATGAGTATATTGGCATTGGTGGTCTGGGTCAAGATGTAACAAAAAATAGATTTGTCTTGGAGCATGGAGATCCAATATTTTCCCTAATACAAAATTCAAAACAGAAGATTAGAACCCATGGCTTTGCTATTACTTCCGTAGATCTAATGCTTCGTTATGCGTGGAATAGTTGCGATTCGACGACCTGGATCAAGCATGCGGCGTATGGTGGAATTTATGTTCCAAAATTTAAGAAGGATGGAAAAACTCTAGATTATAGTAAAACTCCTCTCTCGCTAACCCTTTCTACCAAATCAAAGTATAACCCCGGGAATCCTCATTTTACCAAGATTTTCCCAGAAGAAGTAATTAAACAAGTTTTATACTATCTTGAGATGAAAGGATTCAAACTGGAAGATCTTGAAGAATCTTGGGAACGAAGATGGGATGCGAATATAGCATACTTTGTAGATGTGGGAGAATTTATGAGGAGTGTTCCAGTAAAGAAACTTTCTATTCAGAAAAGATTTTTTTAATATGGAAAGGAATATAATGGACCGAAAAGAATTAGTTAAAAAATTAGAGTTAGTTGCTTCGGCAACTAATCCTTCTTCTTTTGTTCCAGATTTTGGAAATTTTCATTTTAATAAAGGAACGTTAGCCGCAACAGACGGAGTTGTTTCAATATATACTTCCAGTCCGCTTCCTGAAGAATCTTTTTCAGTTAAAGCTGATTCCTTTTTAAATCTTCTCCAGAACATAAGTTCAGACGAAGTGAAAATGAAAATTAAAGAATCTTCTCTATCTGTAAGTACTACTCATCTGGAAGGAAAATTTAATATAGGAAAACCCAGAGATCTTAAATTGTTTATTCCTGAAAATATCAAAAGTGTAGATTCGTGTAGGGATTTATTTGAGGGAATGTATAAGTGCAGATTTGGGGTATGCAAAGAGAAGACCTCCGGTTCTATGTGTGGAATTCGAATAGAGATTAATAAAGTGTTTAGTACAGATCGATGGCGAATTCATAAATATGACTTAGAACACTTTGCCGATATAGCCGGTTGTACTATACCAACAAAATTTGCAGATATTATTCTTAGAGAGAAGGAAAATATAGTTGAGTATGGGCTTGTAAAAGACAGATTTTATGTAATTCTTAAAGATGGATCAATAATAGAAACGGTCACCTACTCCGGGGGCTATCCAGATCTTCAAAAGTACTTCGATCAAATAAACAAAGAAGAGTATGTAGAATTAAAGTTCAAAGTAGATTTGAAAGAACTTCTGGAAAAACATCTAAAAAGTTTTCTGGGTGGGGTAGATTTTTATGATCGGGAACTTAAGTTTAAAGTGAAAGATCAAATATGCTCTCTGTTCTCTGAAAGTAAAATGAGTGGAACTCTTAATGAAGAGGTTGAACTGGAAACATCAGTTGGTGAATTTGAATTTATCATAAATCCAACTCTTCTTTATGAGGTTCTTTTGTATAGTAAAGGAAGATTTTTGTATCATCTGGAAGATAAAGTAGTTCTTCTGGATGCTGGAAAACTACAAATACTAATTCAAACAAAGGTGGAAAATGAATAAATCAAAAGCAATACAAAGGTTTTATGGACTACTTAAAAAAATTGTAGCTTTGTTCTCCAAGAAGAAAGAGCCTGTTACTACAAAACAGCAACATGGTTGGGTATTATTTGATACTGAATCCCGAGAATACTTGGTAGATTATCAAGACCACAGTACTCCATGCCTTTCAGAAGCTAAAGTGTTTAGAACTCGCAAAGAAGCCAGAAAACTTAAACTTGGTAAAGAAAGAATTAAAAAAGTTTCTCTCGATTGTCAAGGTAAAGCAGTCGCTGTAATTGGAAGAGGATAAAAATTATGGAACAAAAAGAATTAATTCTGGTTGGGGATAGAGTCAATATCTACTGGGAAAATGTTGAATCAGAACATGAACTAGAAGTTCTCCATATTCCTGTTGCAACTGGAGATAGTTGGATTTTAAAAGATACTTTTGGAAGAATTATATATGTTAACTCATTTTCGAAGATGGTCAGAATTCCAAAAGCAGGAAAAAGATAAAAACGAAACATTTACTCGGATTGCTCTTACAGGCAATCGTCTAACGCAACGATAAGGTGATTCCAAGTGAGTATGCTATGCTACGATGCGTTTGGCAACATACAATAAATCTGCCCCCTTATCCCGTACCTATCTTGGAGTTGTGGGTATTCGTGGAATATAGCGAACGTAATCGGGATTGCCTGTTTGCATTTTGAAAGGTAAATAAGACCGGCGGCGGTGTTGGCATGATTACAAGTTGCAGTATGATTAGAGTTCCAAGTTAGCTATCCCGAATCCTGCCCGCCGGCTTTTTAGGAAAGGATAAAAATGAAATATCTACTCGGATTGATAACAGGAATTCTTCTTGGATCTCTTCTAACCCACGTTGGGTGGGGTACTAGCATAGATTATTTAACTCTGTTTACCCAAGATATTATAAAACACGCTCAATTCTTTATTCACTAACATGGCAAAACAAAAAGCTTTTTTTCTTAGTCCTGAAGAGATCTATCGAAAAGAACACCCGGAAGCCTTCGAAAAAAAAATTCGACAAAGATCTTCACAACCAAAAAAAGAAAAAGTTTACAACTGCGAAACTTGTGGACTCTCCTCTAAGTGTAAACATCCAAAAATCAAAAGATATGGAGGGGGAGAAAAGAGAATCCTCCTAGTTGGATTATGTCCTGGAAGAACAGAAGATAAAGAAGGTATTCCCTTTATAGGAACTTCCGGAAGTTTTTTAAGAAAACAACTAGACTTTGCAGGTCTGGATATAAACCGAGATTGTATCAGAACAAATATTGTTCAATGCTTTCCCGGTCTGGATAGTCAAGGAAACGACAAAAAACCTACCAACAATCAAATTTTATCCTGCCATTCAAACCTTTTACGAGACATAGAAGAGACTAAACCCGAATTAATTATAGCACTAGGAACATCGGCCATTCAAGAACTAATCAATACTAAAGGATTAGCTTCTTTTACTGTTGCCGGAACACATGGACTCATTTTCCCAAATCAAAAATTTCAAACTTGGGTGGGATGTTCTTACCATCCTTCCTTCTTTTGTAGAAAGAAAAAAGAAAGGGGAGATAAAAAAGACGATATAGTTTTTACGAACGATTTAGCAGATATACTGGCTGTTCTTGGAGAACCTCTACCAAAGCCTCTAACAAAAGAGGGGAATCTTCTCATTACGGATTATAAAGAAGCAATAGATTATATGGAGTATATAAAAGAATCCAGAAAACCCAGTTGTCATGATTTTGAAACTAACTACTTATCTTGTTATGAAAAAGATTCTAAAATATTTACTATAGCTTTAACAAATGAAGTTGAAAGTGCAGCGTGCATTCCTATTAGTTTTCTTAAAGATGGAAAACCAGTTTTTACCGAAGAACAATTAGAAAAAGTATTAAAATCATTTAAAGGATTTCTAGCAAGTGATACCCCCAAAGTAGTTCAGAACTATTATATGGAAGAGTTATGGGGAAGAAATATTTTGGGGCAATCCATGAATAATTTTATTCATGATACCATGGTAACTGCTCATGTTATTAACTGCCATAGAGGGACTACCGGTTTGGGATTCCAGGCATATCAGTTAACTGGTCATGATTATAAAAAGGTAGTAGATACAAGAGATCTTCAGAAAGAACCTCTGGAAAATGTAGTAGATTATAATTGCTGGGATGTCAGATATACCATATTATCCTACTACAATCAAGAAGCGAAACTTTCTGTTGATCCCGACAAAAAAAGATTTAATGCTTGGTTAACTGATAAGCTTCGCTGTCTTGCAAATCTTAAGGATAGGGGAATACTTATTGATACAGAAGTAATGGAGAAGTTAGATAAAGAGTGGACAGAAGAAAAAAATATTATAAAAGAAAAATTAGAAAACTCCCCAGGAGTTAAGAAATTTGAATCTATTCCAGACGAGAAAGGAGAAAAAAGAAAATTTAATATAAATTCTGGCCCTCAGTTAGAAGAGTTAATATATAATATATGGAAGGAACCATTAACAAAAGATAGACGGACTTCGACTGGGAGAGGAAAAACAGATAAGGATATTTTTACCAGCATAATAAAAACTACAAAAAACAAAGAAGTTAAAGATTTTGTTTCTTCTCTTCTCCGGTACAAAAAATGTGACGATATTCCTAAAAAAGTAAAAGAATATAAAAGGTTGCTGGATGCAAATAACAGAGTTCATCCTACATATAATATGAATGTGGCAGCTACCTACCGCTCTTCTGCTAATGGACCTAATTCACAGAATGTTTTTAATCATGATTCAGAATTACAGGTTTTCCGAAAGTGTATAATACCAAGACCTGGAAATATTATTTTAGAAGTAGATTACTCGGGAATGGAAGTTCGAGGTATTGCAATGCTCTCGAAGGACACAGAACTAACCAGGCAACTCATTAAGATGGGTGAGTGGGAAAGGGAACATCCTGGAGAAAAAGCAAATCCTTGGGATACTCATAGAAGATGGGCAACAAAAATATATCAAAAAAATGTGGAAGAAGTAACAAAAGACGAAAGATATTATAGTAAGAATGGATTTGTATTTCCTACAATATATGGTTCTGTTCCCTCTTCAATGGTTAGATATGAAGGTTTTTCAGATATTCCAGAAAAACATCTAACTAAAGTTCAAGAAGAATTTTGGAATGAATATCCTGGAATAAGAAGATGGCAGAAGGAACAGATTCAATACTATAATGAATATGGTGGTTACGTGGGAACATTTGGGTGTAAACGACCCGGTCCTCTAAATTATTATCAATTGTATAATAATAATAATCAGGGAATGTCCTTTCTTCTTCTTCTAGATGCTTTACAACCAATAGATGATGAGATGATTAGAAGGGGAATGGAATCCTTTCCTTTTATAGAAATTCATGATAGTATAACTTTTGATTGTGTTCCAGAGGAAATGCAGGAGGTAGTTAAATTATCAGAAGAATTTCTTTTGTCTAAAAGATTTGATTGGCAGGGAGATGTTCCATTGGCAGTTGAGTGGGAAGCCAGTTATACAGATTGGTACAGTAAATCAGCAAAAACTTTCAAAGAATTAATGGGGATGTAAAAATGAAAAACTTGCTCGTTGCTGGAAATAGTACGATGCCTAAATATGTGGGAATCTTTAATCTTCCTGCTCTTATAACATGCACTCCATCCGATTGGTGTAGAAAACACTGTTATGCCCTCCATGGAAGATTTATCTGGGGGACTATTAAAGCAGCACACGAATGGAGATATAAACAAAGCCTTCAGAATGATTTTGTGAGTAGAATGATTAACGAAATAAAACGAAGAAAAAACCTAAAATTTATCCGAGTTCATATTACTGGAGATTTCTATAGCTCGAAGTACATTCTTAAATGGGCAGCAATAGCTCGTGCTTTCCCTTGTATACCATTTAGAACAAATACAAAAAGACAGGATTTACTCGGATTTATGATTGAAGAACTGCCCCCAAATTTTATTATTCGGGAATCAACTGATAATACAAGAAAGAGTTTAGGTTTAGTACCTGAGGCAGCTATATCTGGAACAAAAGGGGCTGAAAATTATTTTGTATGCCGGGATCATTGTGAAAGGTGTAATTTCTATTGCTGGCGACATGCCGATGTAAATGTTGTAACGAGTCAGGTACGGGGAGAACGAAAATGAAACATTTACTTATTGACAAATATCAAAAAGAATTTCTACCAAGAGATATACAGAAACCTACAAGAATTAGAAGACGTAAAATAAAACAAACTTTTTGGTATACTTTTGGAATACTTTTTATCAGACCTTTTAGAAAGAGAATGATTAAACTTCAATGGGGAAAACCAGTAAACGGAGAATGGGTGCATCCAAACTGGTATAATAAGTTTACAAAATGGCTTAACAAGGGTTGGCTTCATCCAAGTAAAAGGTGGTATCAAATTGATAAAGGTACATTAGTTCTGTATGATAGATTCCGGGTTTGGTTATCTAATAAGACTACTTCTTTTTTTAACTGCCCTATCTGTACCTGTCAAAATTATGGAAGTATGGATTCTGACGAGTGGGAAGAAGAAATTAATGGGCAGCTTGATTACTGTGGGGAATATGATGGCATATATTTTTGTACTTGTCCTAGATGCTATTCAATTCATATAGAAAAATATTAAAGTTTCCGGTAAAGAAAGTTAAGAGCTGGTATTTCGTTGTAATATTAGGACAAGTTAGATGGGGCAATATTATAAAGTAACAACTAAAGATAAATAAAATTTAGATGTAAGAGAAATAGAATGATTAATTTTACTTGTGCTTGCCGGATTGATTTAGATCCATGTAGAAGAATTTGGATTCCTCCTACTGGAAAGCCCTATTGGATTATAGCCGGAAAATCTAATGCTGGTCCAGATCTGACGGATGAAGAAATAAAAAAAATATGTTCCTAGATATAAACAATCTAACATTTTCATTATAGAAGATTCTTAAAAACAGTATAATATATTGAGGAGAATATAAAATGAAAATAAAAATCATAAATTGTATCCTTGCTACTCTAATTACCATTATGTTCATGATGGTTGTCGGATGGGATTATATTAAATTAATCCCTGTTATATTGCTGTTTGTTGTACTAAACCGTATAGATATTCTTAATATTTATGAGGAAATTCAAGATGGAAAAAGAAAAAACAAAACCTTCTGATTTAAAACTAATATCTCGCGAAGAAGTAAGTAAAATTTTAGCACCAACTGAAAATCTTACTTTTACAGATCTGAAACCAGGAGACGATATCGAAGTAAACTTCCATGGGAATAAGGACGAACCCGTTGTAACAATTGGAAACAACGAACTCAGATTAACTCCAAAATCTCTGTTTGATTCAGCTCACTGCATTGGTCTTACACAAAAATATACTACAAAATGCCCAGCTGATCTTTTATTTGGTAATATGAATTACTTTTTTGGTAATGGAATGAAAAAACCTATCAGAGCAATTTCAAAAGATGATGTGCTATTAAGTATGACTAAAGATAGAGTTAAAACTCGAACTGTAAGTAATGAAAGGCTTCTTGGATTGGCAGAACAAAGAATTGGGTTAGATCATATTGTAGGATATCACCAAACTTACTCAGACCTTAATAATAGTACCGTTGCTATTGTAACTGACCATTCTTTTGAACCTGTTAATAGGGATACCTTATTTGGTGGAATTAAAATTAGCAATTCCATTACCGGACAAGAAGTAATTGAGATTTCGCCCTACATTTTCCGACAGTGGTGTTCAAACGGAGCTATTACCGCCGATGCTTTGGGAAAGTATACCAGGAAGAAACATGATAATCTTGATAACTGGTTTAACGAAATAATAGAAGGTGCTAATTCTACGCTCGATAAGGAATTTGAACGAATTCGACATCTTACCAGTATTTCGGTAAAAGGTCATTTATCTGAAACTATTAGTGGTATTGGAAAAGATAGACGACTTTCTGGCAAAATAATTGAACAAGTTTTTGATCAAGCTACTTCGGAAAATGCAGAGACAATGTACGATGTTTATAATGCGTTTACCTGGGTCGCTTCGCACGATTCAGATCTTACTCCCACAGCAGTCAGTAGGCTACAGTGGATTGCGGGAGCTGTTGCAAAAGAACATGAAGTCTGCACAGAATGTCACAGAATTTTGAATTAACTACGAGTAAAAATGACAACTTTAATTAATATGCACTCTGAAGAATTACCGCCGGATGCAGTTCGAATCGATCGACAAACTATTTTTGGGAACCCATTTAGAATTGGTAGGGATGGTTCTCGAGAAGAAGTCATAGCCAAGTATGTCGATTACTTCTATGCTCGTATAGAAAATGACAAAGTATTTAGAAAAGCAGTTTTGGGTCTTAGGAATAAAGTGCTGGCCTGTTGGTGTGCCTCACAACCATGTCATGGTGAAGTAATTATAGATTGGCTTGACAAATAATGCTGTCATAAAAGAACACGAAGTATGTGAAACTTGTCACTAAATTTTGAATTAATTTTTATTTTAAAAAAGGAAATCAAAATGAAAAATTTACTTGTTATGATATCAGGAATACTTACGGTAATAGGAGGAGCAGTAATATCTGTTTGGCTGGGTCTGTATTTAATGTTGTATAAAGGGATTATGCAAGCAGTAAACAATTGGGGAACAAATAATTCTGAAGTTGTCTGGGGAATTATTAGAGCTGTCTTTTTTGAATTTGGTACCTTTCCGGGGATATTACTTATCTATCTGGGCCTTGTCATTTGTATATATGCGTTATCTCGGTGAATAAATGCTTTATCAAGAAATCAGACCAACTAAATTTTCTGAAGTAGTAGGAAACAGATCTACAGTCAAAGCTCTGGAACTTCTCTCTAAGCGAGCCCCGAAAGATCGTCCCCATACTATTCTTTTAAGTGGTCCAAAAGGATGTGGCAAAACTACTCTTGCTCATATCCTTGCTTCTACTTTTGGTACCAACGGAGACAACATCCGGGAACTTAATACAGCAAACGTTAGGGGAATTGAAACGGTTAGAGATATCATTTCAGATCTCAATTTTGTTCCCTTTGGGGGAGGATCTGTAAGTTATATTCTGGATGAGTGTTTTCCAGGACAAACCAGAGTATTAACTGATTATAATAAATGTACTACTATAGAAAATATCTTTAACTCTCAAAAAATTCAAGAAATTTTAAGTTATGATATTGAACAGAAGAAAATAATAAAGAAGAAAATCATTAGAAAGATAAAAAGAAAAATATCAGAAAAATTAGTAAAAACGTTTATTAGAGATGGTGAAAAAGAATATTGGATCTATTCAACAAAAAATCATAAATTTTATGTGATTGGAAAAGGATATATAGAAGCAGAAAATCTTGCTCCGGGGGATAAACTTATAAAATATGATGGAGAATTTACCTTCTTTCAGAAAGAGAAAAAAAGATCTTTTGTAGGTAAACGAAGTGGTATATGTAAGTATTGTAGAAAATATTTTGATCATGTTCGACCTCATGAAATTCTAATTCATGAGATATCCAAGAATAAAAAACAAGTTATAAGCCAAACAATATCTGAAGCAAGAAAAAAATTTGAAAAAACAGAGGGGGGAAGAAAAAACCGAGAGAAATTGAGTTTATCCCATCGAGGAAAGAATAATCCCTTATTTCGGAACAATTCGGCTGGACTTAAAAAGCTAAGAAAAGCTATGAAAAAAAGATGGGAAAATCTTCCCTCTTCTGTTAAAGAAGAGCAAATAAAACGATTTGTAAATGCTCCAAAGTATAAGAATATTCCAAATCGTCCCGAAAAAGGTATTATATCTATGGGAATTCCAAATGTGGAATATGTGGGGAATGGTTCTTTCTTTCTGACTTTAAAAATCAAAGGAAAAAACCACCATAAAAATCCAGATTTTGTTGTTCGAAAAAGAGATGAAAATGGTAAAATTCTTTCTGCAAACAAGTTTATAGAAGTGATGGATTTAGAATATTGGCATAAAGAAAACTGGAAAGATATAGAGGAAGGATATAAAAAACTTGGTTTTGATATCCTTATACTAAATGCAAAAGAAGTAGTTGAAGATTCTCTCTCTTGTAGAGCTAAAATTGAATCTTTTGCCAATAATAGTTATGTAGAAGTTATAACCACACCAAGATCAAAATCTGGAAGAAAGAAAAATCGAAAAAGAAACTTTAAATCCAGAGGAAACCAATATGTATATAATATAGAAATTGAGGGTACCCACAATTATTTTGTTTTGGCACAGTCAAGAGGAAAAGCTTGGAGCAATTCCTCAATTCCAATTCTTGTTAGCAACTGTCACCAAATTACCCGCGATGCACAGCAGGCTTTACTAAAGGAAACAGAGGATACTCCTAAACATGTATACTTCATTTTATGTACAACAGATCCAGAAAAGATACTTCCAACTTTACGAAACAGATGTACAGAATATAAAGTGGAACAACTAAAATCTAGAGATATTATAACTATTCTGGAACGGGCATGTAAAATAAAAAATCTAACTGTTGATTCCTCCATACTGGAAGTTATTGCCAGCAATTGTGAAAGGACTCCCAGATCTGCTTTAGTAATGTTGGAAAAGATAATTGGAATGACAGATCTTGATGAGATCGCAGAGGCTATTGCTTCTGAGATTAATATTCAAGAAGGTGGAGACTTTATTCATTTGTGCAAGTTACTTCTAATGCTCCCGGAGAAGAGGAGAAATGAATGGAAGAAAGTACTTGCAGAAGTGGAAAAATTACAACAAGAACCTGAACAAATCAGAACTGGCATTCTAACATTTCTTCGAAAACAACTTATGAAAATAGAAGATAAAGATACAGGATATGCTGAAGATATATCTCGTACTATGCAGATCTTATCATACAGTACTTTTTATGGGGGGAAAAATGTATTAGTTTCTTTGCTTATGCAAGTTTGTTTGGGAAATAAAACAGTATAATAAAGAGAAGAATCATTTACTTTAAAGGAGAAATATATGAATCGTGACGAAGCACTAGATCAAGAATTTAGTAAAACACCGGGGGGTAACTATTTCAACTTTGTCGATACTTCCAAGTTGGAACAATTAGGAATAACCCAGTACAAACCGGCACTTGGCAGCAATGCTATACGAATTGTATTCCCACCAAGCAGGCCAGGGTTTTTTGGGCTAGAAGTATATAAACATGGAAATGTTGGAGTAAATAGAAAAACTTTCATATGTAGGAGAAAGATGTTTGACGAATCCTGCCCAATTTGTGAATTTATAGACTTACTAAAAAAAGAAGATCCACAAGATAAAAGAGCAGAAGTCCTCTATGCTTCCAGACGGTACTTGTTCTTTGTAGTAGACGTTGCTACAGAAGAAGGAATGAAAAAAGGAATCCGTTGGTTTGATTGTCCTATTGGAATTTATAAGGAAATTAAAACACGATCTAAAATTAAAAGACGAGGTGGATCTACAGAAGGCGAAAACTTTAAGAAGTATATCGATGTTAGTGATCCAGTAAATGGACGAGATATTGCATTCGAACAGACCAAGGAAAAAGGAAAATATGGATATGAAGGAGTTGAATTACTTTCATCGGAACCTATTCCAGAGGGTTGGTACAAAGATCTGCCCGAATTTAAGGACGTATTAAAGGAATCTTCTATTGAAGAAATGAGGGAAGCTTTGGAAGGAGAATCTACTCCAGACGAGGTAGTAGAAAATGAAGAAATGGAAAGAGAAGTAGAAGAAGTAGTTGAAGAGGATCAGGTAGAGAGTACAAAGAAAGAGGAACCAAAAGAACAAGAAAAACCACAAACAAGATCTGTTTCTACTCGGAACCTCAATCCTTCTCAAGAAGCTAAAAAAGATTGGATTCGGGCAAGAATAGAACAAGCTCGAAAAGCCAGATTAAGTAATCAAGAAGCAGGAGAATAAAGATGAATCCGAATTTAGCAGAAGAAATTAAAAACCTGCAGGAAGCATTATTAGAATATAGACACGATCTTCCTATCAATTCTATGGAATTAGATGAGGAATGCAGGAGACAGCCCGAGAAGTTTGATATGATAGGAGAAATAGCCACACAAGCTAAAGTTCTTGTCCGGCGAAGTAAAGATGTGTTAGATTTCATCGAGGCGGATATTAAATCTCAAATTCGTGCAAATCCAGAAAACTTCGGACTTACTGGAAAAGTAACGAATGATGCAGTAAATGAAACTCTCATTGTCCAGCAGGAGTTTCAAGAAGCAAAAGCAGATTATATTGAAGTACAAAAAATATCTGATAATTTTTCTGTACTAGTAGCAAGTATGGAACAACGGAAAGCTATGCTTCGTGATTTAGTATCATTGTACATCCATAAGTACTACCAGAATCAATCGCTCTCCGGAGAAGAAAAGAGTTTGGATTCGCAGTTTGAACAGGACGTAGCAGAGGAAAGAAGTAGGGATATTACGGAAGAAGGATAAAAAAATGGCTAAACGGGGAAGAAAACCCAAAATAATTGTTGGTCAATATGAATGTGGTTGTGGTTTTGGTCCAACTACTAGAAAAGAACGATTGAAATACTGTAAAATTCACGGAATGGATATTCAAGACGAGTATATGAATTACCTCCTCATGAAGCGCTACAATTTCTAAAGGAATTAGATCAAAATGGCTAAAAGAGATACAGAGAATACAGTAGAAGATACAATAAAAGAAACTTCAAAACGATGTTTAGATATAGTAGGTCTTCCAGGTATCAGAGATTGGTGTTCCACGGGCTATACTATTCTTGATATAGCTATAGCAAATCGATTTCCAGGTGGAATTCCCATTGGAAGAGTTATTCACGTTTTTGGTGGAGGGAGTACAGCAAAATCTGTTCTTGCTACAATTATCTGTGGTTACGCTCAGAGAGCTGGAATGAAAGCATACTACGCAGACGTAGAACATACCTTAGATCCTAATTTTGCAGTTCTATATGGACTTGATTGTGGTAAGGTAGAAATGGGGCACCCAACTACTATTGAAGAATTCTTTGATATTTATCTCTCAGATATTATCTATAAGAAAACGCCCGCTGGAAAGATTAAAGGATTAAACAAGGATCCAAAAATAGTAGTAGTAGATAGTATAACAGCACTACCAACTGAAGTTGAGCTTGGTGAAGGAATGAAGGATGGAACATTTGGAACATCAAGAGCAAAACAGATGTCAAAAGGTTTTAGAAAGTATCTATTTGCTATTACTGAGAGTAATACTACTCTATTCTGTATTGACCAGACCAGGGACAACGTAGGTGCGGGTCCTTTCTCTGCAAATAAGGAGGTTACTTCTGGAGGCAGAGCTTTGGAGTTCTACAGTTCGGTTCAAATTTACTTGAAACACGATTGTAGGATAAAAAATAGTAAAAATAGCCCCGTCGGAATCTGGGTGAAATTCAAAATAGTTAAGAACAAAGTAGCTCCCCCATTTAAGGAGGGAAGATTTAAAATTATTTTTGAACAGAATCCTGACGATATTGGAACCAATTTAAGTTTTCTCAGCATAGATCAGAATGGGGAAAATGCAGCTAAAAATAAAACAACTACTATTAAACTGTTTGGAGAAGAAAAGACTCTATCTGAATGGATACATTACATAGAAGACAATAATAAAGAGAAGGAACTCCAGCAAGTTGTTTGGGAAACATGGCAGGAACTTCATAAAACAGAAACTAGAAAACCGAGGATATGGTAAATGATATTTAGAATATTAGATATATTGACCGCACTTATAGTAATTATCACATTGAATGTTGTGGAAAGAAACTATAAGATTTGGTTAGTATATGCTTTTGGAAATTTCTTATATATTATAGTAGTATTACAGAAAGGATTGTACGGTTGGGCAGTTGCAGGTTTAATTCTGTTCTTAACTGGATTGAATAATTATAGAAAAGGGAAGAAGAAACATGATATACATCGGAATTGATCCGGGGCTTAAAGGAGCTATTGCTGTAATAGATGGGGCAGGAAAAGTTCTACAAATTCTTGATACTCCGACCATAACTTTCAAAAAAGGGAAAAAGACAAGAACAGAGTACGATCTCCCCGGGATAAAAAGTATATTAAAAGAATTTTCTCAGAATCGAATTATTCTTCAAGAAGAAGGCCCCACAGAAATAATTGTATTCTTAGAAAAGATGCAAACAATGCCTCCAGGGATACGAAGTCAGGCTTCTTTTAGTCTTGGATACAGCCAGGGAATTTTTGAAGCTTTCTTATGTGGGTTTGAAATAGCTTACCAATTAGTTCTCCCGAAAACATGGCAGAAGCATTTTGGAATCTCCAAGGACCGAGGTGATATAAAAGTTCAAAGTTTTATAGTTGCCAGTAAATTATTTCCTGATGCAAAACTTGTTGGACCTAGAGGAGGTAAAAAAGATGGTAGATCTGACGCATTGTTAATCGCTGAATGGGGGAAAAGGCAATGTAATAAAATATAATTTCAATTTTATTGGGTTATGGGTTATGTTAGGTTAAGTTGAATTAAGTTGGATTGGAGTAAGTTAAGTTGTATTCAAATACTCCCATTTATATTTAAGGGAGGAATCAATTAACACCTGGTGGCAGATTATTCTGTTTCTTTCAGAAATGAAAGTGGGACCGGATTTTATTTATGAAATCTGATGATAAGCTACTTAAAGAACTTGTTTTTTGGTTGAGAAAAGAATTTCCAATACTGGTTTTTGAAATTAAAAAACCATTATATGAACTCTTTCCCGAACCAAGTAAATATAAAGGTTTTTGGAAACACAAATGGTCACATGCTGATATAAGTGTTTTTAGACACGGGGAACTAGTATGTGTTATTGAACCAGGAGGATTCCAACATCTTACAGATAAAAATCAAATTAAGAGAGATAGAAAGAAGAGATTCATTTGTAAAGAAAATAATGTTATTTTTCTACCTTTGATGAATTGTTGTGAGGAGAGTAAATGAAGAATCTTGAGAAAACTATTATAGTAGATTTCGATGGAACTATCTGTGAAGATCTTCCAGTAATGAGTCTAACCAAAATCGGTCCTCCTCAACCTCAAGTAAAAGAAGCTTTAAAAAGACTAAAAGATCTTGGATACTTTATAAGAATTCATTCTTGTCGAACTGCTACTTACTGGAAGGAAAGAAGCAGAGAAAAACAGATTCAGTTAATTCGAAAGTTTTTAGGAAAACACGAAATCCCATATGACGACATAATTATAGATATTCATATGGATAAACCTCTTGCAAAATACTATATAGATAATAAAGGTATTCAGTACAATAACAACTGGATGGAAATAGTAAAACAGATAGAAAATTTGGAGAAAAAGAAATGAAATTTATTAATATTTCAGTAATTAATAAGACTGGAGATTCAGAAGATATGCCAGTTAATCCAGAACACGTTTCTATGCTAATGAAAGCACAAATACCTTCTGGATTAACTTCTTCAGATGGAAAAACGCCCATGTTAAAAGAGGGAACGGCAATCTCTCTTTCAAATGGAGCTGTTCTTCTTTGTTCTTTAGATAGAGAGAAAGTTCAAGAACTTTTAGAAGAAAAACATCCATAATAAGAATCAACTATGATAAAAAAAATACAACTCAAAAACTTTCAAGGACATAAAAATACCGAAGTAGTTCTCGGTTCCGGGATTAATAGTTTTATTGGCGAAAATGATTCTGGAAAAACTTCGCTCTTTAGAGCAATTCAATTAGTTCGAACCAACAGACCTCTTGGTACTGGATACATTAGAAAGAACCAATCTGAAGATTCCGAAGTAATTATAGAATTGGGAAACTCTTCTATTACTAGGAAACGAGGAGAAAAAACTAATGAATATCTTATTTCTGATATAGAAGAACCTTTTGTAGCCTTTGGCAGTAATCCCCCCGAAGAAGTAGTAGAACTTCTTAATCTCAGTGATATTAATATTCAATCTCAACTAGATCAACCTTTTTTAGTTTTATCCTCTCCCGGTCAGATTGCCCAACATATTAGAAGTATTTCTGGACTAGATATAATAGACAAAGTTACTACTCTCTTAAAAAGCAGAATATCCACTAAATCTACTGCTTTGGATAATCAGAAAGAACTCTTAGAGGAGAAGGAAAAGAAACTTACAGAACTTGAAAAAATTGATATTACCAAAATAGAGAAGTTAATTCAAGAAGCAGAATTGCTTCAAAAAGAAAATGAGGAAAATATTATTCTTAGTGCTTCGTTAAGTAAGATACTGAGAGAGATTCTGGATGTAGAAAAAACTTGGATTGAACTACCCGTAGATATAGATATTGTTCTGAATCGAACAGAGCAAACCTGTTCTGTTTTTCAAGCATACAAGTATAAAATAGATTCCTTAAACAGACTAATAGATGAACTAGTTCTTCTGGATAAAGAGATTTTAAGAATCCCAGCAGATGCTGAAAATATTATTTTACAAGTAGAACCTCTTGAAAAACAGTATAATAATATAGGCAGTAAGATTAATTCATTGACGAAACTAATTCACGAATTATCTGAAATTGAGAAAGATGAAATAGAAAAAGATAAAACAATTCAAAATAAACAGGAAGAGTTATTTGTTTTGTTAAATCAGATTACAATTTGCCCTTTCTGTACAAGTGGTTTAAATAAGAAAACTAAAAAAGCTTTATTAGAAAATTATTAATATGACTTATTTTTTTACTAGTGATGAACATTACGGACATGCGGGTATTCTTAAATACTGCGACCGCCCATTCGATACTATTGAAGAACATGATGCCGAACTTATCCGAAGACATAATCTTGTTGTATCAAAAAATGATATAGTAGTACATGCCGGAGATTTCTGTTGGTGTAATACTTATAAAGATGCTCAAAAATATATTTCAAACCTTAATGGAAACCATATTTTTATTGTAGGAAGCCACGATCATTGGCTACCAAATTCTGCAAAGTATATGTGGAGAAAAACCATCGATGGACAATTTATTGTAGTCTGCCATTATGCTATGCGAGTTTGGGAAAGAAGTCACTACAATAGTTGGCACTTATATGGACACAGCCACGGTAAGTTAGAACCAAATTTTGGAAAATCTGTTGATATTGGAGTAGACTGCTGGGGATTTCGACCAGTTTCGTTTGAAGAAATTAAAGAATACATGAAACATGCTCCTGATAATTTCAATCTCGTAAAAAAGGAAGATACAAATGAAAGAACAGAAATGCTTGGAACAACTTGAGTCTAAATATCTTTTTGGGAAAGTTCTCAGAGATGAAATTCTTCAGAGATTTTATATTACTATAAGTTACGTAGAAGATCTGACATTTACTTCTGCATGTTCTGCTCAAGAAGCTTTGATTCACTGTGGTTTTAGTTATTTTGAAGCACTCTATTTTCTGTGTGGGGATGAACTAAGATACTGCCCACTTCTTTCCAAAACAACACAAGAATTTATTCAGAAAATATTTGTAAAGAAGGGGGAAAATGCTGTAAAAGAAACTTGGAAAAATTCCTTGGAAAAAATAATAGATGAGATCGATGAAAAACTATTTTTTTCCTTACTTGAACGGGATTCTAAAAGACTGGAAAAGATAATCTTATCGTCGGTAGAGCCGGCAATAAATACTGGAAAATAATATGAAATTTGGAATATTCGGAGATATCCACTTTACCAATCGTGGGCCCTCAAGAAGATTGGATAACTTCTTTGAAACCCAGATGAGTAAATTTACTCAGGCATTTTCCATCTTCAAAAAACATAATGTTCAATTTGTTTTTCAACCTGGTGATTTTTTTGATTCTCATACTGTTGCAGATAGAGTAAAAGCTGAAATAATCAGATTTCTAAGAGAAACTCTATGGTACAAAGAAGGAATTTTATTTGTTTCTGGTCAGCACGATATATTTGGACATTCGTTGCATACATTACCAAATAGTCCCATCGCTGTACTACAGGCAGCCGGGGTAGGAACACTACTTGATTCAAAACCAACTGAGATAGATTATCTGGACTATGAAAATAAACTTGAGAAACCAGTTCAAGTATATGGAGCAAGTTATGGAGAGCCTATCCCAAAGGTAGAAAATAAAGAAGCATATAACATACTGGTAATTCATAAGATGATAGGTGACAGAGAACTTTATCCACAGCAAGAGTTGATAAAACCAAACCAATTGTTGAGAAACAATCCTGGCTATCAACTAGTTATTTGTGGCGACTACCATTATCAATTTAGTAGTCAGTACCAAGGAAGAACAATTGTTAACGCCGGATGCCTAATAAGAAAAACAATTTCTAAATGGGATTTAGAACATAAACCTTCCATAGCTATTTTTGATACAAATACAAATGAAGTTACCTTTGTAGAACTGGAAGTTAAACCAGTAAATGAAGTATTTGATCTGCATATAGAAGATAAAGCAGATAGAATGCAAACTGAGAAATTCATTCAATCTTTAGAAGAAGTGCTTTCTAAAAAAGGTTCTTCTGGACCTGGATGGAAAAAAATACTCAGTAAAATTATTGAAGAAAAACAATGTTCAATAAGAGTTAGAGAAGTTATAGATGAATGTTTAGAAGAGGTTCAGAGATGAAAGAATTTAAAAAATGGTTTGGCAAATATAAAAAAGATGACCCAAAACATAAAGATAATTTTTGGTATGTTTTGATGAAACCTTTTATGGAAATAGCTTGGAAAGCAGCAGTAAAACGGGTTTTGCTGGAAATGCATAACGATAAGTTTAAGAGGAATTTGGAGTTAGAAGATTGGATTAAAAAGGAATTAAAAAATGAACATCCCTAAAACATTTCTCGGTTTACAGAAAAAATTCTATAAACTTCGACCAATTCATAATAAAGATGATTATGAACGTGCGATGACAGCCGCAGAAGATTTGTCCCTATGTACTATGTTGACTTCTGATCAATCTGATTATTTACATGTACTGGTTATGATTATTGCTGAATATGAAAACAAGCAAATGAAAGAATAAAAACAATATGTTGGAAATTGAAAAATGAGTAATCTAATAGAACGCGTAAAACAAAAACAGAAAGAAATTCAAAATTTGCAAAAGGAAGCAACAAAGAAAGCTGGAAGGAAAGAACAACTTTTTAAACAACTCAAAACAGAATTTGATATTTCTACTAAAGAAGAAGCTCAAATATTATTAAACGAATTAGAAAAGGTTAGAAAAGAAAATGAACTGGATCTTGAAACTATTAAAGAGAAACTCGAAGAAATCATCTCCTCGGCCAAGTACGGGACAGTTAGTTAGAACTGGGCACGCCGTACTAGTTAAAGATAAACTAAGTTCTGCTCAAGTATGGCATACATTTGGAAGAGACGATAAAGAAGGAATTTTATTAGATCCCAACGAACCTATTGTTCTGCGGACTAATACGTTCAAACTTGGAACAAGAATAGATATTTATGAGAGAAAAGAAAGCAGATAAGAATAACAACCTAATGAATCTAACTAAATACAAAGAATTTGTTTCTGATATAAAATCTACCAAGAAGATTCTTGTAGAAGAAAAGAATAACTGTATCTTAGAAATATCTGAATTAGAATCAGATATTACTATCCTAAAAGAAGCCAGAGAAATAGTAAGTGCTACGGGAATTCTTGCTCAGGATAATACAAAAAAGATCTTTGAATCTTTAATTACCCAAGCTCTTCAAGCAGTTTTTGGAGAGGAATATTCCTTTGAGCTTGAAAGTAGATTCTTTAGAAATCAACCAGAAACGGAAATGTTTGTCGTGGAAAATGGTATTAGATATTCGCCTAAAGATGAAAAAGGCGGAGCTATTATTGATATGATTTCTTTTGCCGCTAGAATAGTATCCTGGGCAATTATGGATCCCCGACCAAGGAATACAATTTTTTTAGACGAACCATTTCGTTGTTTAGCGAAAGAAACACTTCCTTTCTTAGCTCAACTTATGCAGGATATATCTGATGAACTTCACTTACAGTTTCTATATATCACCCATGAAAAACAGTTAGCCGAGGTTTCTTGTAGATCAGAAAAAGATACTTGCCATTTGATAAAGAAAATAGATGGTATCAGTATAGTAGAGAGGATAGTATGAAGCAGATACTAAATTCATATCAAGTTACTCTTACTATAGATCAGATATACCGGAGAATCAGAAATTTTTCTACAGACAATCTATGCTTTATTTCCATTCTCAAAGGAGGCATATTTACTTCTCAACGATTGTTAGACTATTTTCCCAATCCAGATATATTAGTAGGATATTTGGGACTTTCCTCTTACAATAATGGAACAGAAACCCAGGAAAAGATCAAAGTTACTTACCCATTGGATCTTACTAGAGGAGATCTGAAAGAAAAAAATATCATACTTATTGATGATGTTTTTGATTCCGGGTTAACTATGATGTTTGCAAAAAGTATAATAAATGAAATAGGTAGATATAATTCTCTTAGAACCGCAGTATTGGTTAGAAAAATGAATCCAAGAATAAAATTATGGAAAGAACCAGGAGATCTGCCAGATATAGTAGGATTTGAATTTCAAGATTCTGGATTTCTAGTTGGAAGTGGAATGGGAAAAGGAGAACATTATAGAAACTTAAATGGTTTATTTGTATTAGAACCAGAGGAAATTAAAAATGGATGAAAAAACAGTTAAAAAAATAACAGAAGATTACTACCAATTCAAAGAAACTTTGTCTGCACGTAGATATTCTTATGGAATATCTACAGACATAGTTCCAGCTCTATTTATTGTGGCTATGATATTGAGAGGATATTATGAGAAAGAGAAGAGTTGAGGATGTCTAAAAAATGTAAAAAACTAATTGTTTGGTCTGGTGGTTTAGATTCTACTCTTTTGTTACATACATTGGCCAAGGAATCATCAAAAGAAAATCCAGTAGAAGCTTTTTCATTTGATGTTTATTTTGTAGAGAAGTTGAAAACAGTAAAAGAAAAAGAAGCTCGAGAAAACTATTTAAAATTTGCAAAAACTTTGGGATTCTACATAAATCATCATATTATAAAAGTAAAAGCAGATATTAACCCTGCCCCCTGCTGGCCACAACAAAAGAGTTGGTTTACTTTTATTCTGCCATATATATCCAAAGATTGCGATGTTTATTTTGGGTATGTACAGGGAGATTGTATCTGGTTGGCCGTGGATAATTTTTACAAAGTTTTTGCTGATTATCAGTATTTGGGGGATTTTGCTAATTCAAAATTAATTTTTCCCTTTTCATTTAAAGAAAAGTGGGAAGTTTTGAAAGAGTTTCAGGAAGAAGAAATTCCGGGAAATTGCTTCTGGACATGTGAACATCCGAAAAAGGATAAAAGAGGAAAAATTATAGCATGTACAAAATGCCATCCCTGTATACATATAGAAATGGCGAGGCAAGAATTATGTTACAGAAAGGAACATAAATGTTTGAAATAAAAAAGACATTTGAAATATCTGGGGCACATCACTTAAATCTTCCTTATGAGAGTAAATGTAAGAATCCTCACGGCCATAACTGGATTATTTCTGTTTATGCCAGAGCAGGAGATGATGTAGTAGATAAAAATAACGGAATGGTCGTTGATTTCTCTGAAATAAAAAAGAAAATAGCCGATATTTTAGACCACAAAGATCTAAATGAAATTGAAGGAATTGGATTTGAAATTGTACCCACAGACGATGATTCAGCAAGCGTAATTTTCCACAGTCCTCTAAATCCTACTGCAGAAAATATCGCAAGATGGATTTGTTTTCAAATCCCCCGTTGCTACAAAGTAGAGGTTCAAGAAAGTTCTGGCAATGTTGCCACTTATATAGATGACAGTATTCAAAGGAGATTATAAATGAAGATTAGAATTTTGTTATTACTATTAGTAGTATTTTCTAAAGGAACAGGGATACCTTTTAATAGATGACAGGATCTATCAAATAATTCATTAAAAATCAATAAAAGAGATGTAAAATGAAACAACTAACTCCTTTCCACGACGAACAAGGAAACGTACACTTTCCGTATAGAGCATTGAGAAGCGTGGTATTTATCTTCCCCACCCCTCCTCCGGAGACGTTGGGAGAGAAAAGTTTAATTGCTCTTCCAGAAGAATTTAGAGAATATTATCAGGATAAAACGGGAATTATTCTTTCTATCGGTCCGGGATACTATGATAAGAAAAACAGATGGAATCCTGCAGATCCAAGACTAAAATCAGGAACGAAAGTATTCTTTGATAATTCTGTTCCTCATGAAATACACGTATTAGGACAAGATATGAAACCATATAGAGTTGTTCTCTGTATGGAAGTGGATATATTTGGAATAGTAGAGGAAGAGTAAAATGGAAAGTAGATTACACGTTGAATTAAACGAGAACAAACTAAAAGAACTTGTTTTTGATTACTTACAAAAAGCACTGGGAGATGTTGATTTAAAAGAGGAAGATGTTCAAATACAAGTTAAATCAACACAAAATTATAAATCGGAGTGGGAAACAGCAGCTTTTAGAGCAGTTGTAGATACAGATTTATAAAATTGAGGATAGAATGATTCAGATAAGAGGTAAAGACAGAAACATACTGATAGAAACGACTGGGATCTATATTGAGGAGGAAAAAAATCTCACGAAAGTTGATTCTCCCGATCAACTAACTGAAGAAGAAAAAGAAAGGGTTTGAGTGGTCAATGAAATAATCCGGGATTCTATATGTCAACAGAAATAACTAAATTTCAGTTACACGAAAAAATTCGTCGTCTATTCTTTAAATACCGCGGAGATATTAATGCGATTATTAAAGAAACCGGTCTTGACGAAGAATACATAAAAAAAGTAACTAAAAAGATTAGGCGGGGATTTCAACACGATACAAGTTTTGAAATAGCTTGTTTTGTTACTGATGCAATACTCTCAGGAAGGGAACAACGTTTAGTTATCCTCGAGGATAGATTGAATGAACTCTTAAAGAAAAAAGAATTAAGATCTGTATGTTGTTATGCCCCGGTAGCAGAACATACTTATGAAAATTCTACTTGGTATAAATGTAAAAAATGTGAACAACATTGTGAAGTAGAAATGGTAGACAATGTCAACGATGCCCAAGTAATAAAAATTGTTACTAGTATGAGAAAAGAAGATGAACAGATAGGAAAATTTCTGGCAATAATGGGTATTATAACAAATACTTCTGACACACCTACAAAACCTGTCACAAATACCAGTCCGAGCCTCGAACCTAATTTGCTTCCTCCTGCAGAAAAAAGAATGTTAGAAAAACTAGAGAATTTGGACGAATCTAAAATTACCGAAATCAAACACTTTGTCGAATCTAAAATAAATGAGGCGATTGATGAACCCGGAAAATCCGGATAAAACTTGGCTCACAACTTTCACTTCCGCCACTACCAAACTTTACTACAAGGAAATTCCGGTATCTATTTCTGAGTTCATTCGTAATGAAGGTTTTATCGGAAAACTTACGAAGAAAGACGGAGTTCCTGGAAAAGCTATCTTTCCTATCTGGAGAAGAGAACTTTCTTTTTTGATGAGCGAACCTACTAAATATATTCCAGTTTTCACGGGGGCAATTGGTTGTTTGTCCGCCGGGGTAAAAATTAGTCTTCTCGATGGTAGAGAACTAACTATTCCAGAAATAATTGAAGAAAGAAAAGAAGGAAAGCAACACTGGGTCTACTCCTATGATTCAGAAAGAAAAAGAATGGTTCCTGGGAGAGTGATAGATGCTTTGTTATCGGGTAGTCAAGTTTCTAATATAGTGGAAGTCGAATTAGATAATAAAGAAAAGATTCATTGTACGCATAATCATCCGTTCTTACTAACTTCTGGAAAATATAAAGAAGCTCAGGATCTTCAGCCCGGGGATAGTTTAATGCCACTATATCGATACGTGAGCGAATTAGGATATGAACTTTCTGGTATTTACAAACAACAATGGGAACCAACATTTCATATTGTTTCAGAGGAGATAAATGGACCGACACCCGAAGGATTCTGTATTCATCATAAAAATGTAGACAAAACCAATAATTCTCCAGAGAATTTACAACTTCTAACAGTTAAGGAACATAGACATCTACACGCAAATGTTTTAAATCCATTTAAGAATATTCCGGGATTCGCTGCAAAAGCTGCTAGAAAATCCAACAAAAAACGATGGGAAGGACCCAATAACAAAGAACAAAGAAAACAAGCATCTCAAAGACTAAAGAAAAGGAACCGAGAAAGAGGACAAGCAAAGAAAGCTACAGAAACTCGATGGTCTACAGGAGACGTAGAAGCTAAGAGAAAAAAAGAATCAGATCGTCTAAGAAAAAGAAATAAAGAGACAGGACAAGCAAGTCGAGCTAGTCGGATTCGATGGTCAAAACCAGAATCTTCTAAAAATTATTCCGAGAAAATGCGTGATTTTTATCAAAATCAAGAACACAGATCAGATTGTAACTGTCCCAAATGCCATCCAGAAAAATGTTCTCACAAAGGAAAAAAGAATGGAATGTATGGGAAACATGCGTGGAATAAGTTGCCCATGGAACTGCGAAAGTGTAAACTTCCCGAATGTAATATTATTTTTGAATGCACAATCAAAAGTAAGAAAAAATTCTGTTCTTATCAATGTAGTGGAAAGTCAAGAAGAGGCAAACGTGCTTGGAATAGTGGACTTACAAAACAAACAAATGATAAAATAGCTGCGGGAGGAAAGAAGTCAAGCAAAACCAAATTTGAAAAGAAGAAAGCTATAATGATAGAATGTCTTCTCAACCATAAAGTAATTAGTGTTAGAAGATTAAATACACCAGAAGAAGTCTATGATTTATCCATAGAGAAATATCATAACTTTGCACTAACAGCAGGTGTATTTGTGCATAATACGGGAAAGTCACGTGCGGCCATAATTGGTATAGCATACTGCATGTATCTGCATCTCTGTCTTCGAGATCCTTGGTCATATTATGGAGGAAAGACGGGCGGGGGAAAAATGGCTATTGTCTTCTTCAACCTGAATAAAACTTTGGGGGAAACTAAAGGGTTTAGAATTCTTCAAAATCATCTTCTCTCTTCCGAATGGTTTAGGGAAAAGGGAAGAATTTCTGGGAACATTATTGAAACCCAGACTATACATTTTCCTCTTTTTGAATATGTTCTCGCATCCCCCAATGCACAAGCAGAAGTTGGGCAAGATGTAATAGCTGCTCTAATGGACGAGGTAGATTCTCTAAAAGCTGGGCTCAAACAAAGAGAAAAAGTTGTAGCTTCTGTAGAATCCGCGTTACAAAGGTTCGAGAACAGATTTGTTATTCACGGACAAACTTTAGGTAAATTTTTCATTGTTGCTTCCAAACAAGAAAATTTATCATTTTTAAATGCTTTCATCGCAAAGAAAAAAGGTAATAAAGAAGTTCATATAGTAGATGTTCCGATATGGGAAGCGAAAGAAGAAGAGTTTCATAACTGCGAAAAGTTTCCAGTTCAAGTTGGAGATATATATTCACCTTCCAAAATTCTAAATTCAGAAGAAGAAGTAAGAGAATCTATTGCCAATGGCTTTACAGTTATTCATGTTCCAGAACAATTTAGACGAGCATTTGAAGAAGATATAGTAGTAGCGCTAAGAAACTTTGCTGGCATATCTTCTAGCTATTTGAGAAAAAATAAATTGTTCAAATCAGAAAAATATTTATTAGATTGCTATAATTCCAACAAACAAGATCCGGTGAAGATTATTACTATATACCTTGGAGTGAAAGAAAAGGAAAAAGAATTAATTCATTTCCTAGATATAAATAAGATTCGTGTTCCCAGATATATCCCCAGATATATTCATGGGGATATAGCTTTTGCTCATGATTCTTATGGATTGGCAATGTCTGGAATTTCGGGATGGAAGGAGATAACGAGAACTCTTGAAGATGGAAATGTTGTAGTAGATAAAGTTTCAGTAGTAGAAACTGATTTTGTTATGAGAATAAAAGCTCCTGAGAATGATGAAGTAGATCTGTCGAAAGTTAGAAAATTTATTATTGATTTGAAAAAGATTTATGGATTTAATATTCAACTTGCTACTTTTGATTTAAAACTATTAAGTACGGATAATACCCAAATACTAGAAAAAGCAGGAATTAAATGTGAATATCTATCTATAGATAAGAATCCTCAATTCTATAGAAGTTTTAGAGATGATCTTGTTAAAGAAGGAAGATGGATATGCCATAAACATCCTTATCTTCATTTTGAACTAACAAATTTAGAAGAAGATTCCAGTACAAATAAAATAGATCATCCCAAGGAAGTGCCCGTTATAGAATTTTTAGATGACGGAAATACTAGAGATATAGTTGTAGAGGGAAGTAAAGATTGTTCTGATGCTGTGGTAGTATCAGTTGAACAAGCAATAAAAGAATGTAAAACACCCCCAAATGTTGAAATAATGAAAAAAGCTTTCGAAGTCGGTACAAAAAAAGATAAGCTAGACGGTTTATGGTGGGTAGATCCGGGTTCTTTAAAGGGAAAGTCAGAAGAAAGGGATAAGAAGGTCGACGAAGTTCTAAAACAGGATCTCGCATCAAAATACAAGAATATTTTTAAAAGGTCTCAGATGTAATCTACAAAAGGATGTATTATGAAATTTCACGACGAACAACTACGGATTTTGAAGGAATTAATTCTAACATATCAAAAAGAAAAATCTGGTATTATTTTTCACCAGATTTTAGAACGAGTAGATAAAATGCTCATTGAGTTAGTTAAGAAATTTTCTAAAATTTATTATTTTACAGAACCTACTCCCCAGCTACTTCAAGATATGTATCAAACAGCAATTATTGGATTAGAAAAAGCTTTAGTATCCTTTGATCCAAAAGGAAAAGAAACTTTCATTCCCGGCCACATATATCATCAAGTTCGGAACGAAATGTTTAAAATGTATGGCATTAAAAATGTAGATGCTACAAAATATTTACACGAACACCTAAATTGTATGGAAAATTCAGAAATTGATTTGGAACTTATTCGTGAAGATATTAGAAATATAATTAATAATCTAATTGACTCTAAAAGAATAACACAAGATGAATATGAACTACTTCAACATAAATACATAGAAGAGATGTCTATAAGTGAAATGCTTAGGATATTTGGAGATAAGAAGTGGGGTAGTAGAGCAACAATAGTAGGGAAGATAGAAAGAGTTACGGGGATATTAAAGAGAGAATTCGAAGGAAATGGATTTGGAACTGATTGAAGCAGTTGGCGAATATATTCTCGCTAAGATTGAACTTACAGAGTGTATGCAAAAACATCTTCGGCAGGTTTGTCAGAATTGTAAAAAATACCCTTTTTGCAAGATTTATGAAGATTATATTGAAAAATGGATAATTTTACAAAAAACTTATTCAAACAAATTGGAGTAGAAACAGTATAATATATATGATAGATGAGCATTACAGGAACACAAAAGGAGGCAAAAATGTCAAGAAAAGTTGCAGAAAGAAGTGATTCAGAGTTGATACCTTGGGAGTTACAAGAAGATCTCGCAACTGTAGCTTGTTATGCTGCGGGCGAGGTCGATGACACAATCCTTGAACGTGAAAAAGATTTTAAGGCTGTAGAACTTCTAATTGAGATAATTAACAACTTAATTGTCCGTAACCAATCCCACTCTCGAAAGTGTATAGTAGATCCGCGAACTGCAATGGTCATAGGCCAAGCACTAGAGCATTCATATCCAGAGGAATCCATAGATACGGTTGACGAGCTTATAATTGCTAGCAGACGAATCGTCAATTTATTAAAACAACTCGTAACCAATCCTCAGAAGATTCAAAAGAACAAAAAGAGCGAACTCAAAAAGTTACGTGGATTCTGCTTGGCTCTTTCGGACAGTGCCCTGGCCTACGAAAAACCTATTGATGAGTAGATGGAATACATGAAGCCGAAGAACATTGTAAAAAATCTAAACATAAAGTATTTATAGATAATAAAATTGTTTATTTTTGGAGGTTATAAAATGAATCTGATAGAAAATGTTTGGAACTTAGCCAGTCAGGTTTGTTCTGATTTAAAATATGTTAGAATAAATAAAGAAATTGTAGATACACTGGGTAGACGAGTAAGCAATTATCTTAAAACTACTCGAGAGAGTACTTGGCCGGTCCCCCCATTTATTAAAAGTAATCAGGAGATACTTTTGTATGAACTCATAGCAAATTCTGTAAACTATTGTTATTGGTATGGAAGATCAGATTTAAGGCCAAACGATTCTAGTTCTATTAAAATGTATGAATGCTTAAACAACTCTTTTTTGCATATAAAAGAGTTGGAAGAAAAAAGGATTTTTTCCACACAACAAAGAACAAAGGAGATTATAATTAACTTTAGAAACAGTTTAATTTTTAATCAATTTCCTCTTTTAGACAAGAGAATAAAACATTTGGAACAAATTATAGAGTCAGAATTTTTTACATATTATCTAATGACTAATGATGGTATGGATACACAACTTCGCTCGATTGGAGATTGGTTAGAAGTTCTTCTTACTAATATTCCTGGATTTGCAGAAGATCTTTTCTTAAAGAGAGCCATACTATGGATATATCAAGGGTATAGAGGGGCTGGGCTTTTTAAGAAGGAAATTGGTAAATTACCTATTCCGGCAGATTATCAAATACCAAAGATGTTAGAATACTTTGGATGTATTGAATATTGTCCAGAATTAAAACAGAAAATTCAGAACAGCATTCTTATTCAGGAAGGTAGTTTAGAAGAGATAGAAATCAGAGCAGCTTCTATAGTTGTTTGTTCGATGTTAGCAGAAAAAGCAGAATGTACTTGTGAGCAGATAGATACGTATTTATGGACTAAACGAAAAGACTGTCCAAGAAATTTTCATCTAACAATAACTTCTAATTATTAAAATTGTGAGGAAGTAAAGAATGATAAACAAAATTAAAGGCGACTGGAGAACCCGACGAGTTTGGCTCGACGATCACGAAATCACTCCACATAAAAAGTCAGAAAATTATAAATCATAGTCCTGATGGATTTAATTGGGAATATGCCGGTTCTGGACCAGCACAACTTGCACTTGCTATTCTTTTAGAAGTAACTAATGAAGATGCTGCTCGTTCTTTATATCAGCATTTTAAGTGGTCTTGTATAGCTGCTTTGCCACAAAGTGATTTTGATATTGAACTGGATATAGAATCATGGATAAAGAAAAACATATATCGAGATTCAGAAATACCGTTTTAAGGTAGTTCAAAAATGGGACAGAAAAAAGTACTAAGAACACTTGCATGGAAAAACGAACAGTTACGGAAAGCAGAAGAAGAATATATTAGAGAGTTGCTTCAAAACAAAAAAGAACCTACTGCCAGAACTGACAAGGAAAAAAATGAAAAAAATTAAGATAGACTTTAAATCTTGGTTCTATAAAAACTGTAGAATACAAAGGAAGAAAAATGCAAAAATTTGTCTGGTATGTCCTTTTCGAGAATATATAGAGCAAGAAGAAAGGAAAAAATAAATGGAACAAATCTACAATCTACCTAAAGAACAGGATCCAAACTTTCAGAAATACCGCGATTTTGTGTACAATCTAGAGGGTACAAAAGATAAAGATATTAGAACACGATTGGATCATGCCATTACCGGCTTATGTTCAGAATCTGGCGAACTTGCTGGACTAATGAAAAAAATAAAGTTTTTTGAAGCTAAAATTCCAAAGATTAACTTTCTAGATGAATTAGGAGACATTCTTTGGTATTTAACTGATGCTATGAATGTTTTTGAAATAAATTTAGAAGATTTAATTCGACTAAATATGACAAAACTTAGGGCTAGACATCCAGATGGTTTTACAAATGAAACTGCCTTAAATAAGAACAAAGATAAAGAACAAAAAGAAGTAGATAAAGTAACAGGAAAAGACGATGAAATTTCCATGGGATAAATATAAAGAATTGCCTCTTTCCAAAAGAAATACCCTGCAAGTATTTATTACAAAAGCTTGTAATCTTAGATGTCCAGGCTGTTTTGTAAGAAACGTTTCAGAAGGGGAAGAAGGTTTTATGTCTTTTGAGGAATATGTTTCTGCACTTTCTCAGGCTATATATAAAGGAGTAAAGCAAATAAATATTCTTGGAGGAGAACCTTTTCTTCATCCAAAATTGCAGAGAATGCTTGCTTTAAATTCATTTCTTGCTTTAAAAACAACAATATATACAAATGGATTGGGTTTAAAAACAAAAATGGATTTACACGGAGCAAAATTAAGAGTTTCTATTTATGGGTTTAAAGGCTTAAAAGGTGTTTTAAGTCTTCCAGACCATTCAAAAGTTAAACATTCTTTTGATGCAAATTTTATGGTTGGTAAGGAAACAAAGTTAGAAACTCTTTTGAGTGTAGCAAATATTTGTGAAGCAGTATATAGATGCAAAGTATTTTTCATTTCCTCCATTCGGGAATTAGACAACCCAAATCAGGAATTTTTTGATGATACTAATCTTACAATGCCTGTTTTAGAGTATAAGAAGTTGGTTCATCAATTTTTAAATGAATATGAAGGGGATATGGAAATTCATATTTCTAAAAGGGGTGTGTTTGAAAGTACACAATCTCTTCCACACAATAAGTGCAAGTTTGCAAATTATTTTATTGGTGGAAAAATTATCCAATGCCCTTATGATGTTATTAATTTAAAATATCAAAAAGATTATAAATTTGATTCTAGATATTGCCAACAAAACAATACTTGTTTGATGAGTAAAATTATTTTAAAGCCTAAGAAGAAGTAACAGAAACAGGGGGAAAACTTAAAAAATGAAAAGCAAACCCACTAATCCAAAAGATGCTGTTGGTATAGAAAAAGCCTCATTGTGGTTTATCCCTTCCGGCCCTCTTTTCGAAGTAGGATTAGCTATGATGGAAGGTGCCAGAAAATATGGAGCTTGGAATTGGCGGAAGGACGGTTGTAGAATTTCCGTTTATTTTGATGCTTTAGATCGACATATAAAAGCATTTAAGGAGGGAGAAGATATTGATCCTGATAGTGGTGTTTGCCATCTTATTAAAGCAATGGCTTGTCTTTTTATTCTTAGGGATTCACAATTGATGAACAATTGTGAAGACGATAGACCACTTAAATATCCAGATGGATTGAATATAACAGGACTAAATGAGCAAGCAGCCGCAGTTATAAGAAAATATCCAAATTGTGCAAACCCATTTCTAGAAAAGGACAAAGAATGAAAGTAACAGCATATTTGTCACATGCAATAAGAGGATCCACAGGAGATTCTGCTCCCCGGGAGATTACAGAAAAGAATTGTAAGGAAGCAATAGTTATAGCAAACACACTTCGTCGTCATATTCCTAAATTGGATATCTGGGTTCCGGCTGAATATGAACCTTGGATTTGTCTTGCTTACAATATGAAATATCTTATCATACCCGAAATTTTGGAAGTAGATTGTAAGATAGTAGAAATGCAGGATCTTTTAATTGTTCATAACAAAAATGGCTGGGAAGGTGGAGGAATAAAGAACGAGATAGAGCGTGCAGAAGAAAAAAATATTCCTATTATTCGGTTGAATATAAAAGACGATCTAGTTATTCCTCTTTCGTCTTTAGAGAGATTAAAGAAAATAGTAGAAGAACTTTCGAAGGGGAAGAAATGAATAGTCAAGAAAAATTGGATTCTACTACTTCCTTTTTTGAAAAAACCGAAAAACTTACAAGAATAATGTGGGGAATGGGGGATCTCCACACTCCCAAAGAGACCACAAAAAAGATTTTTATCACAAAAGATCAAATAATTTCTTTAAGTTCAATACCTTTTAGTAGAGAGCGCTGCTTTATTGCTCTGATGGTATATGAAGTATTAAAGCCTTCTTTAGAGGAAAGTTTGGTATTCTGTTTACGGGGAAAAAATATTGATTCAGGCTTCTTTTGTGCTTCGGGGGACAGCCACTGAACCACCTCCGGCTTACGATTGGAATCTTTGGGATTTTAGTGTTTATCGGGGCGTTACTCAAATTTATCTTTCGGCTGGTATTATGACCTCTGAATATCGAAATAGAATGTTTGCTTTTAATTTTACAGATGAACCTGCGGCGGGGACTTATACGTACTATCTCAAAGTAAAACGAGAAAAATCTGGCTATCCGGGGCCGGGGATAGCCAACTCAATGCCATAAAAAGCTTTAAGATGTTCTATATTTTCTATATCAAACCAATCTACAATATTCATTTTTATACCCCCCTAATCTTGATACACCCGAATATCTTTAATATCTCGTTTTTGAATTGAATTAGTTTCTCTAGTAATTCCCTCCTTTGAATGAGTTTTGGAAACAAAACGAACTACTATATTCTCCCCAAAATCTTTTATTACAAGAGCCTGGGAATAAATAGCATCTCTCGTTCGAAGAAGTACTATCTTTCCTTCTAAATTAGAGTTGCGACCAACTGTTTCTGGAAGACCTAGTCTTATCGAATCCCAAGCAGGTCGATGAAGACATTGTAAATTTTCTTTTACTTCATAGTTAGACATTTTTACCTCCACTTTCTTTGTTTTTATCATGTTCTACTACAACATTTAAAGCTTTTTGAGCTAAACTTTCAGCACCATCACTTCGTTTGTGTTGAATATTTCCCAAATACTCTTTCTGACGAACATTAGTTAAGTTAGTTATGTCATATACATCATAGGAGCATACTCCAGCAGATATCTGAGAAGCACTTCCCATATTTTGTATACCAATGCTTCGAACGACTTTGTAATTGACTCTTATTTCTACAAGAAGCATATTTAACCCCTATTCTACAGATTCTCATTTATCTGCTGCTGAAACTTTTTTATCTCTTCTTCTGCAATATTATACTGCCGGCAAAAATCATAGTGCCTACAACCAATCCCATCGTGCCCCCGACATCCTGTCTCATCAAATTCTCCTCCACAGTGATTGGCATGCGACCAGTACGTTAGTGAAATTAGATTAAGAAGTTTTTCAAACATTTTACAATTCTCCTAAAAGTAAATCTCGAAATCTTGGTTTTGAAACATACTTAAAATTATCATGCCCATACTTTTCTATCAGATACTGCTTAACAGCTTCTATATCATCTGTTGCAAAAAACCCTACAAAAGTACCTTCTCTATCTAGCACTTCATACCCGATAGGTTGTTTAGGCTTTGGAGGAATAACTAATGAACTCGGTTCTTTTTTAGCTGCCTCAATTTTAGCCAAACGTTTCTTACCTCGAATAGAAGTACAACTAACCAACCAAACTTCGTTCATTTTAATAGTCATTTCTAAAGAACGTTTACGACTGATTAGTCCGTTATGCTCAGAAATCAACTTTGAATATTCTTTATATGTCATTTATCGACGTTATCCTTTCATATATATTATAACCTATTTTTAGCCAAGATCCAAATAAAAAATCAATTTTTTGTTAAAATTGTATGTAATACAGGCTATAAACACCCCAAATAACCGTTCTAATCCCTCTCACAATAGGAGATCTACTAAGAGTAGTATTATGATAGGGCCTGGAAAACAGAATCCTTATTTTTGAATTAAAAACAAAGATATTATGGGCTACAAAGATTTTTAAGATTTTTAGCATTTTTTATTTGGATCTTGGTGAATTAGAGGTTATAATATATATGAAAGGATAGATAAAATGAAACAAAATACAAGAAAACAAAGAAAAGAAGATGAAGAACTTTTTGCTGCTACGAAAATAGAGAGAGCTCAAGTAAACGGGGTGCTACTCAGTGGAAAAAGGGCATTTATTACTGCTGCTGGTTCCGAGTATGAATTAGACGCAGTAACAGACGATTGGTGGTATATAACTCATCCAAAAGATCAAGAAGCAAATTATTTGAACCGTCGATCCTGGTGTGGATGTAATGATGACACCTGGGCGGATATTATGAAGCAATTAGGGCTTGAAAGACACCTACTTTTTAGGGGATAAAAATGAAAGAGTTAAAACGAAGATATGGTAAATGGGCGGGAAATGAGAAAGGTAAAGCAGAGAATCCTATAAATTGTGTTTATGAAATATTCTCCGCCAGAAATTGTATTGGTTATCAATGCCATCGTAAACGCGGTTATGGCCCCGACGGACTTTACTGTAAACAACATGCGACAAAAATTCAGGGATATTCTGATACGGTCTTTTTAGGGGATAAAAATGACCAATAAGGAAAAATGTACCTGTGGGAATCCAGATTTTGGATTTGATTGTACCTGCGAATGGGAAAAGAAATATCCAGGAACTAATAGGTATACATGCGAGT